GCACCATCGCCGCCGCTTCGGTGCAGATGAAAGCCGCCGGCAGCGCTTACGCGCTCGCGGTCAACAACAGCGGCCTCGTTTCGGCGACCGGGATCTCGCAGCATGGCGGCCGCATCGTGCTCGATGGCGGCGACGGCGATGTTACGAACAGCGGTACGCTCACCGCCGCGGGCGGCAGTGCCGCGCTGAACGGCGGTCAGGTGACGGTCAGCGGCACGGTCGATGTCTCGGCGCCGAGCGGGGGCGGCACGATCGCGGTCACCGCCAGCAAGAAAGCGAGCGTCACCAAGACCGCCACGTTCAACGGCGCGGGCCTGAACCTGCCTGGCGGCACGCCCCGGCGCGGCCTCAAGGCGCGGGTGATCTATTCAGCCGCGACCAATGCCAGCGGGTCCAATTCGGTGCTGTTCCAGGTGGATGTGTCGCCAGACAACTCGACGTGGTACAGCGCGGAAGCGGCGGCGGCGGATGCGGTTGTGGCCCTGTCCACCACGGCGCAGAGCGGGGAGATTTTCATCCCGTTTGAAACGTCGCAGCCGTATGTGCGCTTGACCGCCACATTCAGCGGCGCCGGGTCCACGCCCACCATCACCTATCAGGGTGACATCGTGTTGGGCCGCCCGTAGCCGTTCGCTCGTGACCTGTCAACAGTTGGGAGGGTGCCGCCGTGGCCGTGCGCGCAACCATGCAAGCCATGCTGATCCCGCGCGTCCGCACGCTGATTGCGGACCCGGCGGGCGCCTCTCAACTGTTTGACGATCAGGAGATTCAGGACCGGCTGGACGCCGTACGCACCGACTTGTGGCAAGCGTTGCTGACGCCGCGGATCACGTTCAGCAACCCCGGCGGCATGCAATACCTGGACTACTACTTCATCCCTGGCGGTAGCCCACGCGCCAAACCGCGCGGTTGGTTTGAGCAGGGCTGGACGCTGATTTGGGGCGATTTCACCACGCTCACGCCGGCCACGTCAGACGAGATTGTCGGCCATTGGACGTTCAGTCCGTCGCAGGTGCCGCCGGTCATGATTCGCGGCCACCGCTACGACGTGTACCGCTGTGCCGCCGATCTGCTCGAGGAAAAGATCGCCAACCTTGCGGCCAAAGCGATTGACTTCACCAGCGACGGCCAGTCGTTCCACCTGTCCCAACACCTCACGTTCCTGGAACGCCGCCTGAAAGACTACCGGGGCAAGCAAGAGGCCATTACGCACATGACGAGCCGGATCGATCAGGTGGACAGCGCCGAGGGCAGCCCTGGCATCATGCCGCGTCAGGCGGCGCTCACCGGCTCGGTGTCCGCGGACGTGCCGTTCCTGACGGGGGAGTAACCGCCGATGCTGAGCGCCGATCAACTCGCGCAGTTCCAGGCCACGGCCACCGCCGCGATGGACCTGAGCATCACGATCCAACGCGCCACGCTGGCCCGCACAGCGCTGGGCGGGCAGAGCGAGAGTTACAGCGACCATGCCACCGTCAACGGCAACCTCTCTCAGCCTACGGCGTCGTTGCTGCAAAACTACGACTACCTGATTGGCGACCTGGCGACGTGGCAGGTACGGATGCCGGTGGGCACCGATGTGCAAGCCAACGACCGGCTCTCCGTCGCGGGCTATCCGCTGATGCGCGTGCAAGTCGTGCTACAACCGCAATCCTACCAGACCGCCGTGCGGCTATTGGCGTCGGAGGTGAAGTGATGTCCAGCGGCATGCGCGTGGTGTACAACCACCTGCCAGAGTTAGAGGCGGCGATGAAAGCGGCGCTCTCAGAAATCACCCGCAAGGCGGCGCTGGACGTGGAAGCCGGGGCGAAAGAGCGGGCGAAGGTGAAATCTGGTTTTATGCGCAACTCGATTTACACCGTGACGCATGAGGAAAGCACCTACGGCCAGGGAACGGGCGAAATCCCCAAAGGCGCGTCGCTCTTGCCCGAAATTGACCGCGCGGAGAACGAGCAAACGGCCTATGTCGCGGTGGGGGCCAACTACGGCATCTACGTCGAGATGGGCACGAGCAAAATGGCCGCGCAACCCTATCTGATTCCGGCGGCGGATGCCGCGCGGCCCGGCTATGTGGATGCCTGTTCCCGCCTGGAAGCGGCGATGAAAGCAAAGGCGGGGCTGTAATGGCAAACGAGGCGGCACTGGGCTTCGCGTTTCTCAACGCCACGCTGGGCGGCGATAGCACGCTGGCGGCGCTGGCGACGGGCGGTGTCTGGCGCAACGTGGCACCCGATGGCACCGCGCAAGATTGGCTTGTGTACGGCCATCAGAGCGGGCAGGACACTATGAGCGCGACCGCCGTGCGCATCCTCTCCGGCCAACTCTATCGCGTGCTGGCCGTGGGGCCAGAGGCAGACGACCTGAACCTGCAAGCCATCGCGGACCGGGTAGACGCGCTCTTACAGCCCGGCGGCCAACCGCTACGCAACGCCACGGCGGGCGGCGTCACCATCCTGGCCTGCTACCGTGAGCAGGCGTTAGCCCTGTCTGAAATCGTGCCCGGTAGCGGGTCTGGAACCGCCTGGCTCAACTTAGGCGGCTTGTATCGTATCGCGCTAGCCGCGAGCTAGCAGGAAGGTAGCCAATCATGGCGACGCCACGCGCATCAGTCAACCAACAGGTTCAGATCGGCCCGGAAGTCACGCCCGGCACCGCTGTTGCGGCGGGTAAGTTGCTTGTCGCGTTTAGCTGGACAATGGGCCTCAAAGTCACCACGAAGCAGTTTCGCGGCACCGGGCGGCAATACGCCAGCGCCAGCGCCGTGCTGACCGAGATGAGTGCGGGCAAAATCGCGGGGCCAGGCGATTTCGCGCAACTCGTCTATCCGCTATCCTCGCTGTGGGGCAGTGCCACCCCGACGCTGCACAGCCCGTCCACCACGGCCTACGACTGGATATGGACCCCGCCGCTTACCGGCAGCTACGCGGCCAACGCCAAAACCTACACCGTCCAGGTGGGCGATAGCGTGGACGCGGAGCAATACGCCTACGTGTGTTTTACCGGCTTTGGCTACTCGTTTGACCGCAAGCAGGAAGTCGCCATTGATTGCGATTTGCTGTCACAGACCTTCACGGATGGCATTACCATGACCGCCACGCCCACGGAAGTAGAACAATCGCCGATGGCCGGCGCCCAGTTCAACGTCTACCTGGACACGACCAGCGCGGGCATTGGCACCACGCTGCTGACGGACCCGCTGAAGGTGGATTACAAGGCCAGCGGCTACTATGACCCGTACTGGCCCATCAACCGAGCCGCGCAGTCGTTCACAAGCCTGGTGGACAAAGAGAAGAAGCACGAGTTGAAGTTGGCGTTGCAAGCCAACTCCACCGGCATCGCGGTCAAGGGTAACTACCTGGAGACGGGCGACCGCGCCTATGTGCGGGTGAGCGGGCAGGGGTCGGTGATTGACAGCGGCAACAGCATCCACGCCAGCATGCAGCATGACATGGCGGTGTTCTGTTCCGAGGTGGCCGAGTTCAGCGACGTAGACGGCGTGTATGCGGTGGAATACACCTTCCAAGTCGCGGAAGATAGCGCGTGGGCGTCAGGCACGGCGCAAAAGATGACCCTCACCAACCTGGTAGCCACGCTCTAAGCTGGGCGCTCGTTCACCAACCCAACCCCCAACCCTAGAAAGAAACATCCACACCATGCCGATCAAGTTTAGCGATCTGGCGCGCGACACCAAAGCGGCCACGCTCGATGTAGGCGGGGGCGATACGATTGCGTTTCGCTTCCGCCACGGCCTGATTACGCCGCGTCTGATGCACGACTTCCTGGCGCTCGATGTCTCACGGCTGGAACAGGCCACGGTAGACGAGCAAGAGGCGGCGATGATGGCGATTAGCGCGCATCTGGCGCGGCTCGTCACCGAGTGGGACGTGCTGGACAGCGACGGGTCCATGTTCCCGCTGGACGCCGCGCGCCTGGCGGCGGATATTCCGCTACTCGTGCAAGTGCGCATGCTGCAAACGTGCCTGGCGGGGATGAGTGAGGCCAGTGCGGGGGAAGCGGCAGCGCCGGGGGCCTCAGCGAACGGGCACGCCTCCGGCGCTGGCTCGCCACCGAGGGCAATCTCGGCACGCCGCCGGAATGGTACCCGCTGATGCGCGCGGCGCGCTACCTGGGCGTGGCGCCGTGGGACTTATACGAACAGCCGGTGTACTGGCAACGCTGGGCAATTGAGGCGGAGAGCGCCGAGAATGAGGCGCAAGCCGAGATAGCGAAACGGGAGGCGGGCTAGCCATATGCCAATCAATGCGGCCCAACTCCAGGTCAAGATCGGCGCCGATACCGCTGGCGCTGAGGCGGGCTTTGGCAAGATCAAGGCGTTCATGTCGCCACAATCCGCGCTCCTGTTGGGCGCGGGCGCCGTCGCGGGCGCGTTTGTCGGCATTGGTGTGGCGTCCGTCAAAATGGCGGGCGACTTTCAAGCGGGCATGACCTCGCTCGTCACCGGCGCGGGTGAGGCTGCCGGACCAAATGGTATCGGCCTCGTCTCCGCGGGCATTCTCCAGCTTGCCCGCGACACCGGCACCAGCACGGACCAACTCACCGCCGGGATGTACATGATCGAAAGTGCGGGCTACCACGGCAAAGCGGGCCTGGACGTGCTCAAAGCCGCCGCGCAGGGCGCCAAGGTGGGGCAAGCAGACCTCGGTGTGACGGCGGATGCGCTGACCACCATCCTCAATGACTATCCCAAAACCGTCAACGGCGCGAGTGGCGCCATGAATGCCCTGATTGCCACCGTCGCCAGCGGCAAAACCCACATGCAGGATTTAGCGGGCGCGCTCTCCAATGTGCTGCCCACGGCGGCGGCGTCCAAGGTGGGCCTCAACGATGTCATGGCAGCGATGGCGACCATGACGAGTGAGGGCGTACCCGCCGCAGATGCCGCGACGTATCTGCGCCAGACGTTGATTGCGCTGGACGCGCCCGGCTCCCAAGCCAAAAAGACGCTCGCCAGCATTGGCTTGAAGGCGTCGGATGTGTCGGCAGAGATGCAAAAGAGCCTGCCGGATGCCCTGAAAATGATTACCGATGCCCTGGCGAAAAAGTTTCCGGTAGGGTCAGCGGCCTACGTCGCGGCGTTGAAGGACATCGCGGGCGGCTCGAAGCAGATGCAGGGCATGCTGGACTTGACCGGCGACCACATGAAAACCTTCCAGTCGGACCTGGGCGGCATCGGCGGCGCCGTCACCAAAGCGGGCCACTCGATTCAGGGCTGGGGCGATGTCCAGGGCGATTTCAACCAGAAAATGTCTCAGCTACAGCAAACGATCAATACCCTCTTGATCGGGCTGGGTCAACGCTTGCTGCCCGTCGTGACGCAGGTCGCGGGCGCGCTGGCCAACGGGCTAAATTGGGCGGTCTCGCACGCACAGCAGATATGGCAGCAATTCTACCCGGTCATCATTGGCGCAGCGGGGGCCATCGGTGGCGCGCTGGTGGCGGCGCTCTACGTCGCGGCGGTGGCGCTATGGGCCACGCTGGCGCCGGTGCTGGCGTTTATCGCGCCGTTTGTCGCCGTGGGCGCCGCGATTGCCCTGGTGGTCGTTGGGTTCAAGAAGCTCTACGATTCGAGCGCGCCATTCCGCGCTGTCGTGAACGCGCTCGTTACCGCCGTGAAGGGCGAATTCCTGGACATCTGGCACCAACTCGTCTCGCTCTGGCAATCCGACCTGTTGCCCGCATTCAAGCAGGTTCAGGCGGCATTTCAGCAGGCGTTGCCGGTGCTGGAAGTGGTCGGTGCCATCATCGGCGGCGTGTTGGTGGTCGCGCTGGGCCTGCTTATTGGCGTCATACGCGGGTTGGTTGCCGGTATCGCCGTGTTTATTGCTGGGTTTGCGCAGGCGTTCGCCGGGATCATCCAGATCGTTTCTGGGTTCGTAAAATTGTTTTTGGACTATTGGGGCGGCTTGTTTGCCATGCTGAAGGACGTTTTTACGGGCAATTGGAGCCAGCTTGGTAAGGACGCGCACACGTTTCTGAATAACATGGTCAACGATATTGGGCAAATACTGGGCGGCTTGGTCAATCTGGTTGGCGGCTTGCTGAAAATGCTGATCGGGGCGCCACTGGCGCAAATCAAGGGGTTTGTAGACGGCGTGATCGGCTTTTTCACGCACCTGTTTGAATCGTTGGTGGGGCACTCCATCGTGCCAGACCTGATACGCGGGATTATCGGCGCGTTTACGGGCCTGCCGGGTAAGGTGCTGGGCATCGTAGGCGGGCTGGTATCGGGCGTGATCGGGCATTTTGTTTCGCTCGTGACGGGCACCAACCATCAAATGCAGTTGATGCACGATCAGGCGGCGATGAAGGCGAATGCCACCAAAATCGCGGTGCTGACCAAGGCTGAGGAAACGCACCTGAAAGCCGCCGCGTCGTATGGCGCTATGCGTCAGAAGATCGTGGCGGAGCTGGCACAGACCACCAACCCGGCCAAGCGGCACGCGCTCGAAACGCAACTGGCGGTCGTGACAGCGGCCCAACATACCCAGGAAGAAGCCGCGCACCATATCGAGGAGTTGAAGATACAGGCGGAAGCGCACTATAAGGCGATGGCCGCCGATGCCAAGAAGCAATCGAGCGCGATGCACGACGGGGTATTGGGTGTGCTGGCGGACTTGCCGGGCAAGGCGCTGTCCGTCATTGGCGGGCTAGCGTCTAACCTGGCGAACTTTTTTGGGGGGCTGGCGCATACGGCGCTGAGTTGGGGCGGCAACATCATCGCGGGCATCACCAGTGGCATTACCGGCGCCCTGGGCGGGCTGGCGAGCGCCGTCAAGAACGGGGTAGGCGGCGCGCTATCTGGCGTCAAGAACACACTCCACGGCTGGCACATCCCCGGCTTTGCCACCGGCGGCACGATGGGCGATACCGGGCTGGCGATTGTAGGTGAGCAAGGGCCGGAATTGGTGAAACTGCCCGGCGGGTCGCAGGTGGCGCCCATCCCCAACGCGGGCGCGCTGGTGAGCGGCGCGGGCGTAAGCGGTCTGCCAGCGGGCATGTCTGCCGTGTACGGCCTCGCGCGCGGCACAAGCGGGGCCAACGGGCAACCGATTTTGCTGAATGTCTACCTGGACGGCATGCAAATCGCCCGCATTGTCACCAAGCATCAACCAACCGTCATACGCAATGCCACCGGCGCGAGGAACTTCTAATGAGTTACGACAGCTATATTTTGAGCCTTGCGCCGGATGGCTACTGGAAGCTGGCTGAGAGTGGCGGCACGGTCGCCACGGATAGCAGCGGCAACGGGCGCGACGGCACCTATAGTGGCTCACCGTCGTTGGGGCAAACGGGGCTGATTGCGGGTGAAAGCGATACCTCGGTCAAGTTTGGCAATACCACCAGCGATATGGTTCAGGTGCCTGCCGATGGCACGCTGGACACGGCAGGCAGTTTTACGATCCTGGGTTGGGTCAACATCCCCAACACGGCGCTGTGCAGCATTGCCACCATTGCCAGCGTGGGGGTAGTGGGCGCGTTCGATTGGGACCTGTACATCAACGGCAGCGGCCAGGCGCGGCTCGACCTGAATGGCAGCGGTGTGGCGCATGTGCAATCCATTGGCACGCTTACCAACGGCGCCACATACATGATTGCGGGCGTCTACGATGCCACGGCCAACGGCGGCGTGGGTGAATTGCTCCTCTACATCAACGGCACGCTCGACAACACCAACGCATTCGGCACCACGCTCTCCCCCACTGGCGACCCGTTCCATATCGGCAACGACCCCAGCGAAATGCCGCTCGGTGTGTTGCCGGGGCGCGTGGCGCAAGTGGCGTTCTGGGCCAAGGCGCTCACCGCCACGCAAATCCAGAACATCTACACGGGGGGGCCACCGGGACCCATTGTCAACATCGGCGGCTCGCAGGTGAACTCTATTGCCGGGACACTGAACGCCCAGCAACAAATCGGCCAACGCGGGCAGGGCAGCCTCAGCGTATGGAGCGCGCTGGGCGTGACGTGGCCCTACGGCACACGCATCCTGGTGCAAGACGCCAGCGGCGCCACCGTCTATAGCGGCTACATCTCGCAGGATGATGCCTACCGCGACCCCGGCGCGCGCCAGGGCGTGGGCTACCTGAACCATGACCTACAACTGATGGATAACGCTTACCGCGCGGATAAGCGGTTGATTATCCAATCGTTCCTGAACGAGGATGCCGGGGATATTTTCGCGGACCTGGCGACCAACGCGCTGGGCGGTGAGGGCGTCACCATCTCTGGCGCCGTGGGCGCCGTGGGCGGTAGCGTCGCCACCGGCGTCCTCATCACCGAAAAAGCGTTCGTGCTGGCGAAAGTCTCTGAGGCGTTTGACTGGCTGGCGGAGCAGTGCGGCTACTGGTGGATGATTGACGCATCCGGCGTGGCGTGGTTCCAGCCCTACGGCGGCATCCCCGCCAGCGGGTCGCTGGACGGCACGACGCTTAGCAGCGATGACACGCTGCACGTCAAACGCGGCAACCAGCAATACGTCAACCGCCAGTATGTCAAGGGCGGCTATGACAAGACGCCGCAACGCACCGAGTATCATCAGGGCGACGGGCACCGCCGCGCGTTTACGCTCAACTATGACGTGTCGGACATGATTAGCGTCTACGAAAATAGCGTGCTGAAAACGACGGGCACGAAGGGCGTAGACAGCGGCAAGGATTGGTACTTCGCGGTGGGTGATGCCGTGGTGGCCCAGGATGATAGCGGCACGGTGCTGGGTAGCGGCGATACGCTGGTTGTGACCTACAAGGGCCGCTACCCCATCATCGGGCTGGCGACCAACCCCACGCAGATTGCCGCGCAGGCCGCGCTAGAGGGCGGCGGCACCGGCTATGTCGAAAGCGTGGTGGAGGCGAGCCAGGTGTACGACCTGGCGACGGCCACGCAGCAGGCGACGGCGCTACTGGCGAAATATGGCAGCGATATGCTGACCCTGGACTACTACACCCTCACGCCGGGCACGCTGGCGCCGGGGCAATCGGTCTCCGTCACGCTCTCAGATTTTGGGCTGTCGAATAAAACGATGCTGGTGACGGCGCTCACCATAGACGACCACGACGGCATCAACTTTTGGTACCACTTCACGCTCGTTGGCAGCCCCTACAGCGTCGCGCAGTGGGAGAATTTCTACAAGCGGGCGCTCTCTCAGACGCCAGACTGGACGGCGGCGGCGAATATCCAGACGGTCTCCGTTGTTGAAGGGGCCATGCAGAGCAATAGCGGCATGACGGTGGTAGCGCAAGTCGTCTCACCGGCGGGTGCGGCGGTCATGCAATCGAACAGCGAGTTAGTCGGACCGTAGTGCGAAACGTGTAGCGCGAAAATGAGGCAGGGCAAACATGCCGGCCAGTAGCCGGAACAGCAACCAGGATAGTGCCACCATGCCAGAGATGGACGACCGCGAATGGCGCCAGGATGTCGTCTTGCAGTTGCGTTCGCTCGCCAGCACCAACGCGCAAACGGCGGTCGTGCTGGAGCGCCTGAGCAATCAGGTAGCGGACATCAACGAGTGGCGCAAGGAGCAACGGCAAGAGCAGCGCGGGGCGCCAGAACGGCAGGCATTGATGTCTGCCACCGTCGCGCAGTGGGCCATTGCCGCGATTGCCGTGGCGGCGCTGCTGCTGTCGCTAGTTGGGCATGTCTACCTACGGTAGAGAGGAAACATC